AGCGTTTGTCTGGTAAAGATACACCGGGCGTAGACGGTCGTTTGCCATCGTACAGAGGCATTCCGGTGCAGTATGACCGCGATTGCGGAACGGGTCGTATGTACTTCTTGAATACAAATTATCTCAAGTTGCACATGCAGTCGGGTATGAATTTTAGCAAGACTCCATTCCGCGAAAATTCAAATCAACTCGCTAAGGTAGGATTTATTACCGTCGGCCTCAATTTGGTTACTACAGCACGTCGTCGTCAGGGTGTTATCTACAACCTGAATGATTAATAACAATCCAAGACGCAAGCCAATGCGTCTTTTGAGCCTGAGTAAAAGGGCAAAGGAGAACAAACAATGAGTAGAATAGACAATGCCAACTTTGGCATACAGCGTTTAGGCGGTGATGGCGGTCAAGGTATTTACGAAGAGTCGTCTACGCCGAAACATGCCATAGGAGAAAAACTTGAACTGATTGATGGACGAGTTTTTCGCTATGCGTATTTCAGCACAGCTACCGCGCAAGGTTTACTTGCATCTCAAGACCTTTCAGCGTCTGCTATTGTTGAAAGCGATGGCAAGTTAACGGCGGCATCGGCTGGTGCTACTGAAGTAACGTATACCGATTCGGGTACTGTAGGATCGGCAACCTTAAACCAGTATGCCGGTGGGTATCTGCATATCACTGACGATGCCGGTGAAGGGTTCCAATATCGGATCAAGTCGAACACGGCTGCAAGTTCCAACGCAATTACATTAACGCTTTATGATGGGTTGCAAGTAGCTGTAACTACTGATACGGATGTAGCCGTCACAGGTGGTTTATATAACAACCTTATTGGTGCAACAGCCGGAACGGATTATGTCGTTGCCGGTGTTACTCCAATATCGTTTACCGTCAATTATTATGGTTGGGTTCAGACTCGCGGTGTTGCTACCATCTTAGCAGATGGAACCATTGCTGCTGGTCAGAACGTCACCTTGAGTGATGGTGTAACGGGTGCAGTTCATACGAAAGACGCTGAGACAGAACCATTGATTGGTTATGCGGCGTTTGCACCGGATAACACGGGTTATTGTGGCGTAGTGCTGCAAAACTTGCCGTAAGCAGTTCACATTTCGTGCGGCGGTGGGTTTCCACCTTGTGATACCTCCAAGCCTATCGTCGCACGTTTTTAACGAAAGAGAACACAAATGGCAAAACGTATGCCTACAGCAAAACAGCAAGAGCATACCCTGCCGGAACAGTTGGCCGAAGTAGTGCAAGATGCTACACCTGTCGAGCAAGCACCGGCAGCCAGTGTCACGCCCGATCAGATCGTTGACATCATTGTCAGGGGTTCTGATGATACTAAAAATGCTATTCGTAAGGCGCTTGACCTGGACAAAACGCACACTCGTCAGCGCAAATCACCGGTCACCAACAGCCAAGTGCGGAATCATGTTCGCGCTGTTGGTGAAGTAACTCATGCTCCAGGATTCGTACCTGATCCACCGTCGCGCATTAGAGATCGTGGCGAAGAAGCCGTACGTATCTGGCAAGAACGCTGGCTCGACAACAACGGCGATAACTTGTCGGAATACGATTTGGATCAGATTGCAGCTACGGCGCATCAGTAGATGTCGGAAACCTTTGGACAAGTCAACGCGGCCAGTTTCTTTGGCGATTCGGCGTTGATTGGGGCGGTAGAGGCAGACACCGTAAAGCTGGCAGATACGTTAACGGTCGCAAGTCTAACGACAACCGAACGCAACGCACTGACCGCAGCAAACGGAATGGTCATTTACAACTCTACCGACAACAAGTTTCAAGGGTACGAAAACGGAGCGTGGGCTAACTTAATTTAGGGTTAGCGGATGACAAACTTGCAGATCATTCAGATCGCACTGAGAAGGGTTGGTCTGAATACAGGTAGTTCGACATTTAAGGACGGGGCGAGAGACTATCTAAATTTAGTGACTCAGGATATAGCCTCGCGTGAAAAGTGGAACTGGCTGTTTAAGTCTTCTACTTTTAGCACAACAAACGGCACTCGTACGTATTCGCTTGCCAGTGACGTAGTAGCTCCGTTGTCGTTTCGCAACACTACGGAAGATCATGTCATTCTCATCATGTCTACGCAAGACATTGATGCGGCTGATCCGGATGCCAGTATAAACGGCGATCCGCGATGGGCAGCTATCGATGGGGTGGATAGTAGCGGGAATGTTGAGGTAACGCTCTACCCGGAGCCGGACGGCACGGACACTATTGCTTACAGGTATTATTCTTCTATTCCTACTTTTACCGAATCTGAAGATGGCGATTCCATTACTCCATATGTGGCACCGGTATGTCAGCCTGCACTGATACACGGCATCTCTGCATTGTATAAGCAAGAGAAGGGTGACGATCAGGGCGCAATGTCGGATCGACAAGAAATGGAGCGCGTCATTGCTATAGCAGGCAGACAAAATATGAACGTGCAGGGCAACAGAACATATCGGATGCGTAGAGCAGATGACCATATCTCCGGCAAGTTTAGCTTTCAGCCTACGGAAGGAAGTATAGGATAATGCCTATCACCGCTGAATCGCTACGACTCGGCCCCTGGCGAAGTGGGGTAAACTACAGCTTACCGGCTGAAGACATGCCACCGGACGGTTTGTTTGAGATGGAGAACTGCACGGTAGGGTTGGCCGGTGAAGTGTCTAAAAGAAATGGCTTTGCAAAATTCAATGCAAGCAGTATGAACAGCGATGCAACGATCACGGCATGTGGTCAGGTAGTGCTGGCTGGTACGGAAAAGGTTTTTGCCTTTGCCGGAAACAAATTCTATGACGTAACGGGTGGAACGGCAACAGACCGAACAGGTAGCGTGACGATAACGGCTGGCGATGACAATACGTGGGATTGGGTATTGGCCGGAGACACGCTGATCGCGGTAAATGGTGAGGATACGGACGGCATTAAGTGGACGGGCGGTACATCCAACGCCGCCGCACTGGATGATGACTCGCGGTTTACCAAGCCCAAGTGGGTAACCTTTTGGGAAAATCGTGCGTGGGTCGGCAACATTAACGGAGCCGCAGATCGTATCTGGCGTAGTGATGCCGGTGATATTGAGACTTGGGGGTCGTTAAGTTTTTACTCATTGGGTTATGACATTACGGGGTTGCATCCATTTCAGAATGTGCTGGCTATCCACACAGAGCAGGGCATTCATACATTAACGCCCACCGGTAACTCGACGATACCGTATCAGCAACAGCAGAGAACGCAACGTGGAACGGTGGCAGGGCGTAGTATTGTAACGGTTCCTGGTGAACGTCAGTTGTTTGTAAGAGATGATGGCATCTATCAATGGTCAGGCGGTGCAAGCGTTGAGAAGATCAGCTTTGCGCTCGATGATCGCTACTGGCCGGAACTCAACAAGGCGAGATTGGCTTACTCTTTTGCCCTGTATTACCCGGCACAGGAACAGGTCTGGTTTTTCTTGCCGTACGGTGCATCGCAAACGACCATGAACAGCGTGGTGGTTTATAGCTATCGACTCAATGCCTGGTTCGGCCCGTATAATGGATTTGAGCGAGACAGTGTGGCACTGATAGACGATCTGCCACATGCCGGAGATTTTGACGGTAGGATAATGACGCATGATTCCGGCACAAATGACGATGGCAGTGCGATTAAGGCATATTTTGAAACGGCCTCGATAGCTCCACGCGGTGATGCGGTTTCATGTAGATGGCTGTATAACCGGACTTTGTTCGACAATAAGGGGGCGTTCGATTTGTCGATTGCACAGATCGCTGCCGGTATTGTCTCCAATACAGAAACCATCACGATGGGTAACGTAGGTAGTCTGCTGGATAGTTCGTTTGTTTTGGATTCTTCACTGCTGGAATCGGACGTATCTGCCTTGACTCAGGATTCGGATCTATTCGGTTACGATCCACGAACCATGCTGCGTTACTCAAACTTTAACATTGATGAACCTTTCACGGTTCGCCGTGCGAATCTCCAATACAAGCCTATTGGCAACGTACGCGAACGTAATACAGGCATAGAATAATATGGCATATCAAGATCCGTACGCAGGGGCAGCAGCCGCGCAGAAAAAGAAAAAGAAACAGCCGTCAATGGCAGAGGCGCAAGGTGCTGGTGTTCAACAGCCACAAACCTATGCCCAACCTGGGGCCGGAGTGCCAGCTAACCAAGATCCATTAGTTACTGCCATAGCCGGAGGTGCTACCGGAGGTGGATTCGGTGCAAATGACCAAGGTGGTGATCGTGCTATAGGAACTGGACGGCCAACTGGTTCAGATGTTTTTCAGCAAAACATAAATCCAGAAGCTGGTCAGGGTGCAAATGCCCCACCACCGCCACCACCGCCACCACCGCCACCACCGCCAGTTCAAGAGAACAAGCCAGGCAGCGTTCAAGGTGGCGCAAGCACAACTACCGTTCAGCAAAACATGCCAAATACTATTCAAGGCGGTGACACGCAAGTTCAACAGAATTTACCAGGCAGTGTGCAAGGGGGTCAGCCCGTTCAGCAAAACATGCCCGACACGGTGCAAGGCACTCCACAGGTTCAACAGAATTTACCTGGTAGCGTTCAAGGCGGTCAACCTGTTCAACAAAACTTACCGGGAACGGTACAAGGTACACCGCCCGTTCAGCAAAACATGCCAGGTAGTGTGCAAGGTGCGCCACAGGTACAGCAGAACT